CGGCAGCGGCGCGTGGTCCTGTCGGAGCTTGGGTCTAAGAGCCCGGACTGGTGGGATGCCGAGCGGTGGAACAAGGAGCTCGCGGCGGACCTGTTCGATTTGGCGCTTGAGGTTGCTGACGAGATCGGCGCCGAGACGCTGGCCGCTGCTGGGTTGACGGACGAGTTTGACGTGGATGCGACCTACGAGTTCCTTCAGGCTGTGGCGGAGTCGCGGGCGTCCATGCTCAACGACAAGACCCTGGCGCAGCTTGAGGCGGCGCTCGACGGCGATCTCGGTGAGGATGCGGCGAAGTCGACGCCTTAGGGCGTTTTCGACGAGGCGGAGACGTCGGCAAATCCTCGTGCGTCTCATGCCGCGATGGATGGCGAGACGGTCGGACTGGACGAGAAGTACAGCAACGGCATGGATTGGCCGGGTGATGTCGCTGGCGCCGGTGGCGACGGCGGCGAGATTGCGAACTGCTCATGCGTCTCGGAAATGACGATCCCGTAGGAGGGGTAATGCAGATCAAAGATGTCTCCGTGCGGGTGAAGGCGGACGAGGAAGACCTCGGTGAGGGCGTGTTTGAGGCGTACGCGTCGACGTTCACGCGGGAGCCGGACAGCTATGGCGATGTGGTCGCGAAGGGTGCGTTTGCCGACACGCTCACGGAGTGGGCCGAGTCGGGGCAGGTGTTGCCGGTGCTGTTCGGGCACCGGTTCGACGACCCTGACTACAACATTGGCGGCGTGGTGTCCGCAGAGGAGGACGATCACGGCCTCAAGGTGACCGGCCGTCTCGACCTCGACTCCCCGAAGGCGGCGCAGGTGTACCGGCTGATGAAGGGCAAGAGGATCGGGCAGATGTCGTTCGCTTTCGACGTGCTCGACTCGGGCAGCGTCGAACTCGACGATGGGCGCAAGGCGAACGAGCTGCGCAAGCTGAAGCTGTACGAGGTGTCTGTGGTGCCCATCGGGGCGAACCAGGAGACCGAGATTCTCGCGGTGAAGGCGGCGGCTGATGCGCTGGCGTCCGGCGAGAAGGCGGGCCGTGTGCTGGCCCAGAAGCACATCGACTCCCTGCGCTCGGCGCAGGAGGCCATTGGCGTCGTGATTGCGGCGGCCGAGGCAACCCAAGACCAGGAGAAGGCCAGCGGTCATACCGAGACCAACGACGAGGAGCCCGCCGGGGCCAAGTCGGAGGAGTCGAGGGTCAGCCCGTCCGCACGAGCCCTGGCGCTGGAAATCCAACTGAGGGGTCTCTGACCCAGGAAGGAGGGTGGCATGACCAC